AAATACATAGCATAGTCTGCGTGTCTCAAAGGTGGCCCTAGTCTATTCTTGACAATCTGTGCTCTACATTTCATACCAATAGTATTCTTTTTAGTATCCTTGATTTGACCAAGATTTTTCAAACGAATTCTTGTTGATGCGTGAAATGGTAGTGCTTTTCCACCACTTGTTGTCCAAGGGTCTCCGAACATTACTCCGAGTTTTTGTCTTAATTGATTAGTAAATACCAATGCTACATTGTGTTTTCCAATCATTTGAGTGATTTTTCTCATAGCTTTTGATATAATGATTGCCTTTGAAGTTGCCCAACCATCTTTGTCGTAGTCTGCGTCCATTTCAACTTTTGTTGAAGCTGCTGCCAATGAATCAACTAATATCGTTACACACTTTTCTTTGTCAGATTCTCTAACGGTGGTTACGATTTCTTCAATTGCTTCAAAGATTTCTTCTACGGTTTCTAAATGTAAATATAACATCTTAGTTAAATCTATACCAATGACTTCCATAAACTCTTGACTGACTGAAGTTTCAGTATCTATATATACTGCTATTCCGTCTTTCTTTTGAGTTTCTGCTAAGATGTGTGCACCAAGTAGAGATTTTCCACTTGATTCTAATCCATTGATTTCTGTAATTCTACCAACTGCAATACCACCATTTGGCTTATTTGATATAGCCAAATCTAATGTGGAACTACCTGTTGAGATAAATTCCTTGATATCTGTTGGTGTGGTATCACTTCCGTCTAAGAAGTATGCTACCTTGTTTGTATCCTTGAATTTTTTATTCAAAGAGTCGGCTAATGTTTTAGCCAATACATCATTTACTGACATTTCAATACTCCGTGTTTGAATGGGGATTGATAACTCAACCCCCATATTGTGTTATTATTTATGAATTGAATAATTCATCAAAAGCTTCTGAAGTATCTTTTACTTTAGAAGTTTCCAACTTAGAAGTTGCTACCGTGCTTGGTGCTTTTTCTTCTTCTGTTGATGCGTCATCACTTGGATTTAACCATTCGTTTAGAATGCCTGTTAACTCCTCGTATGATTGCTCTTGATAAATATCAGTAATGTCTTTCTGAGATGATTTTACTAACTCTAAGACTGATGGTTCATCAGAAATTGGTGTTTGATTCGGTTTAACCCTAATATTTGTTTTAGGGAAACTTGCTCCACTCTCTTCTGCTGAAATGAATTCAACCGATACATCACGACCGTTAATTGGGTCAGAAATATCACCATAATCAGGGTCTGCGATTATAGAAAGTAGTTCTTGATAAACTGTCTTTCCAAATCCCCATAGTTTCACACCTTGTGATTCTTCACCTCTAACTATAACTGGAGCAAAAGTTCTCATTTTTGCTTCAAGTTTTTTAGATAATTGATAATCTTCTTTATTACCACTTGCTTTTAGTTTTTGAGCAAACTCTTCAATAGGGTCTGGTCTACCAAAAGATATTGGTGATAAATAAGAACGATTGTTCAAATTATAGTGAAAGAATAATTCAATAAAAGGATTCTCTTTATTGAAAGCGTAAGGCACGATTCTAATCTGTTGGTTTCCTGGTTGTGGTTTCCATAAGCTTGATGTGCGATTGTTTGTGGTCTGTAATTGACCGAGACGTTTGCGAATTGCATTTAAGTCCATTTTTCATTCTCCTGTTTTTTATTTTTAATTGTCATTTGTTAATCAAGTAACCTTGATACAATAATAAGTATCATATAAATTTCTAAAAACATAGTTTTTTTTATTTTTTTATAGAAAAAAGCCCCATTGTATTTTTAAGTCTATATAAAGGTGGAAACTAAAAATCGCTGGGGCTTTTAAAATCTTTGGAATTATAATGGGGATATAGGATTTGCGATTACCTATAATTTTCGTGTTAGATTTGTTTACTCCATACCTCACATCTATCGGTTATGATAGTGCTCTTCAATTATAGTTAATAATCGTCCGAGTGGATACAACTCCTATGTGATTACATTACCCCTCTAACTCTGGGTTAATTCTGTCACAAGTTGGGATTTCAGTTTTACCCTTACCCAAAATGAAGTCAAAGAATCGCTTCTTTTTTTTTGCGAAAATACATTCTACATCTTTTGTCAAAGAAAACCGACACAACATTTAGCATCGATTGAATCACCACGATTCTGTAGTGGATTGCTTTATGGACTTCTTTCGAGGCATCCATTATTCAGCCAATCCCATAGAGAGCTTATAACTCTCTCTACTTTCAAAATTCCAAATTGTCAAAGAACTAAATTACTTAAAACCAAATAAGTAATCTGTTATATACATATATATAAACTAAAAAACTCAAAACGCAGTTTTTTTATTTTTTTTTAATTTTTTTTAAGAATTAATCTCAGAAATAGAATTTTCAATCTCTGCTTTCTTTTCAAAGAACTCTCTGAAGTCTGCCCATTTCTTAGTCTTGGCTAATCTAAGAGATTTCTTTGCGTTTGCTTTTACTTGTTTGGAAGTAAATCCCTTATAAGAATTACGAAAAGCCTCCGTATCAAGAGTCATAGTCATTTTCTCTCGATGTCCTTTTACTTGTCCAACTACTTTTAATATCATAGTTAGGAACTCCTTTTATTAATTAACATTACGATACAATATACTAAAATTATTTAGTAATGTCAAGTGTTTTTTTTAATTATTTTGCGACCAGGTCGTAACATCTATAATTTGATGTATTTTTGTAGGGATTTTTGTCAATCCTGATTCATTTGTTAATAACAATGTGTTCTCAAATTCCATCCAATCCACCATAAATGATTTATCCAACACGCCTCCGTTCTTTTCTCTGATAACTTCGTTCAATGCATTGATTGTATACAATGTATTGGATTGTTTTTTTCTGTGTAGTGAGATTGTATCTATAATGTTTTCTTCATAGTTTTCAATAAATTCTACATTGTAAGTGCAAATCAATTGATTGGAATCATCTCGGTTTTCAAATATATAAATTTTATCATATAGGATATCATTACACGAAACTATAATGTCTACGATTTCGTTTAACTTTATTTTACGAGTAAATGTGCATAGTAGTTGTGTTCTCATTATGCTAACCCTGCTCCCCACTTTTGTGAAAGCATCCACTCCCAAGATTTTGTTTTTGAACCCTCTATTGTGAAAGTTAATGAACCTGTTTTGTTTGTTCTAAAATTAATATTGTTAAATAGTGGTGTTCCATTATTGTCAAACTTACTAAATACCCAAGCTGACATTGTTCCATATCCACCCTCTGCTTGAACATAAACAATAAATACTTTACTAACTATATCTTGTTTATTTTCGAATGCTGATTTTTTATCTTGTTTGTATTCTTGTCCACTTTTTAAAAATGAGTAGGCTGTTCCGCCCCCGTTTGGATTTAATCCATAAACTTTAAACAATGGTAATGAAGTTCTACCGAAATACATATCTTTTTCTAAATCAATAAAATCACCATATATTTCAGAAGCTGTTTTAGCATTACCTTTTGAGTTTGATGCTACACTTTGAAATGCCAGAAGTGCTTTATAGTTTGCTAAGAATTTAATCACAACATCAATGTCTACACTACTTGGTATTCTTAATGCTTTTACTCCTGCATATGCCATACCAGGTGATTTCGTTAGTGAAATAACTCTTTTCAACAAGTTATTACTATTACCTACGAGAGTATTTAGTGGGTATTTATTTCCTTGATTATAGTTGTCTGCGATTCCTTGTATAATATCAGTTTGAGACATTTTTGCTTCGTTCAGTTTCAATTTAGGTGCCAACTTTTTAAGAAAATCATCACCTTGTTTATTTGCTTTAGAAGTTGCAGAATTAAAGTTACCGATTATTCCTTTGTAAAATTTTTGAACTTTGGTAGCTGCTGCTCTTATTCCATCAAGAACTTTTTTACCGGTAGTCTTTACAAATTCTCTACCCTTGATAAATAAATCTCTCAGTCCTTCATCAAGTATTTCTTTTTCAATTCCTTCGGTAAGAGCAATATTAAGTAAATCTTCATTAGATATTAAATCGTATTTGTTTGCAAAATCAGCTGTAATTTTTCCTAATTGTGCGTTGGTTTCACCTTTCTTTAAACTGATTTGATAAAACTCTTCACCTGAATCTAACTTACACAATCCATCACTATCATAGGTTACTGGCTGTGTTTTCATATTGGTTAAAAAACTACCTACTGAACCTTTAACTAAAATAGCATCAGCTGTGTTGTCTTTACCACCTTGTGTGACTATGTGTGGATTTGCTTGTTCAGCACTATAATAGTCCCCTATTTTGCCGTGAACAAAGTTCCAACTTGAAGTTCCTTTATCTTGACTAAACTTTTGCATACCTGCTGCGATTGCAGCAACCAATACTATATCAGTAATTGGTGCAGTCTTCATACTTGTTAAATTATTCGATGCGAAATCTCCTTTACCTAATGCACTCGTTACAACTGAAATAAATTCTTGTGCTATCTTACCTACATTATCAGGATTAGAAGCATTGAATTTATCTAAATAACCTTTAGCATCAATTCTTAATCCTAACAAAGCACTTGCTTCAAGTGTTCTGTCGTTCATTTTAATATCACCTGGATTTTTACCTGCTTTAATAAACCACTTACCAATTGTATTAGCCGTTCCTTTGATGTGATATACTTTACCATTTTTTTCACTTTTAACCCAAAATTCAGTAGGTTCCTCTTTATTTTGAATTACCTCTACATCAGCTTTGGTTTCTTGGACTTTTAAATAAATTCCATCTGGTATAGATTCACCTGCATATTTTTGAAACTTATCTATGTAATTACCACTTACCATAAACCTTGAACCAGCACCATATTTATTATCAAAGACACTTGCTTCCGATATAATTTGTCCAAGTTCTGCTACTGCCTTTATAATCTCATTGACTTTTACTTTTTTGGGGTCAATCTTTTCTATTGGAATTCCACTTATATTCTTTAATAATTCAACTCGCGCATCAATAGACCAATTATGTTCTTTTAAAATGTCCCATAATTTGATTAAGTGTTGTTCATTGGTTAAATCTGGAATGCCAGAAGAAACCCTATAACTTAACTCG